TCATTTATGGCAAGATTTAGACCAATACTTGCTAAAGCTAAAAGATCAGGAAAACAATTAAATACAACTCCTGTATATTGGGCAGTGAGATCGTGGCAAAAAGGTTTTAAATTATAATGGATAAGATTGTTTATAAATTCTTTGGAGTAATAGATAACTGTTTTGCATGGATAGAGAGCAAATTTAAAAAAAAGAAAAAAAAATGAGAGATACTAAAGTTTTAGAATCTTTCAAAAAGCATACTGAAAAAAAGCTTAAAGAAATGAATATATTTAAGAACTTAAAAAAAGAAGTAGAGCATGGTGCTAATGGCACTCAACAATATGTAATTAAAAAAGGCATTAACAAAGGCAAGATAGCTAAATGAGGATAAATATGAATTATTATTTTACAGGAATATTAATTTTAGGATTTGTATTTTTAGCACTTTGTATGAAACCATTATGAAAATATCTGAGAACACATCTGTTGCATTACCATTAAGAAATTTAATTGCAATTATAGGCACAGTTGCAGTAGGTGTTTGGGCTTACTTTGGTGTGATAGAAAGAGTTAATAATTTAGAAACTAAAAACCAATTATTTGAACAAGATTTATTAGAGGCAAGTACTCAAAAGCCTATAGACCAAGAACAGTTTATGTTAATTGAAGATTTATATAAAACTGTAGAAAAATTAGAAACTACTCAAGAACAAAATATGACTAATAAAGTTAATATTGAGTTTCTTAAAGATCAGGTTGAAAAGCTACAAAGAGATGTTGAAAAGTTAAAAGATAAACAAAGGGATTTTGCAAATGGAAACAATCATTAGTAGTGTAGTTGCTTTGTGTATGTTTGTGGCTGGAGAACTACAAGAGCATAGAATCCAAAATAAAATGTCAGATTGTTTAAAAGGTAAAAGACTTGCTGAAAGAACAAACACAGGAGATAACATTGAATATAAGTGTGGCAAAGTACAAGCTGAATTAGAAGAAAATATAGATGGAAGTAAGTCAATTAAAAAGATAGTATCTGACAAATGAAATTCGTTTTAGCTTATACTATCTGCTCTGCAATAACAGGATTCTGTAACACACCAGCAATACACCCTGTAAAATTTGACACATGGACAGATTGCACTAAAGGTGGTGCTACTGTTACAATTAGAGTAACTAACGAATATCAACAAAAATTTAACGAGGACAAATTATACATATCTTACTTTTGTAATGAACATAACCCTGACAAAACCCCAGCATAAAGTTTCATCAAGTAATAAAAGGTTTAGAGTTTTAGTATCTGGTCGTAGATTTGGTAAAACCTATTTATGTATTACTGAAATGATGAAGTATGCAACACAGATTAATAAAAAAATCTGGTATGTAGCACCTACATTTAAAATGGCTAAAGAGATTGTTTGGTCAAACCTTAAAGATATGCTTTCTCAATTTAATTGGATAGAAAACATTAATGAATCTAATATGACTATTACGATTAAAAAAACAGGCAGTAAAATATCATTAAAGGGTTGTGATAATTATGATAGCTTAAGGGGAGTAGGATTAGACTTTTTAATACTAGACGAATTTGCTGACATTGAAGAAAAAGCCTGGACAGAAGTATTAAGAGCATCTGTATCTGATACTGAGGGAGATGTACTAATGTGTGGTTCTCCAAAAGGCTATGGTAACTGGTCGTATAGAATGTACCTTAAAGGGCAAGAAGGCGACAAGGAGTGGGATTCGTTTCAATTTACTACCTTGCAAGGTGGAATGGTATCAGAGGAAGAAATAGAGCAAGCTAAACAAGATATTGATATTAGAACTTTTAGACAAGAGTTTGAGGGTACATTTGAGAACTATGCTGGTAGTGTTTATTATAACTTTCACCCTGTAGAAAGTGTAGTAGATAAACAAATAGATTGGACAAAGCCATTACATATTGGCATGGACTTTAATGTCGATCCTATGTCGGCTTGTGTAGGACAAATAGAAAAAGATAAAATATTTTTTTTAGATGAAGTTGTAATTTATTCAAGTAATACTGACGAAATGGTAGAAGAAATACGCAATAGATATGGAACAAAGATACCTATTTTTATTTACCCAGACCCAGCTTCTCGTCAAAGAAAAACCTCTGCTGGTGGTAGAACTGATTTAAGCATATTACAAAACGCAGGATTTAAAGTTAAATGTAAATTAAAACACCCAGCTGTTCGTGATAGGATTAATGCTGTTAATAGCAAACTTAAAGATTCTAATGGCAATAGGCATATTTTTGTTTCCAAAACTTGCAAAACTATTGTAAAAGGATTACAAAGACAAATATACAAGGAGAACACTAATATTCCTGATAAGGAAGATGGCTTTGATCACATGAATGACGCAATAGGCTACATGGTAGATTTTTTAAAACCTCTTACTACTCAGGCACAGTTTTCTCGACCAACAAGATGGGCAATAAAATAGTATGGCATACACTAGAGATCAAGCATTAGATACGCATAAAGATTATTCAGAAACTATAAATAATTGGGAATATTATATTAGATCGTATAATGGTGGCTATGACTATATGATTGGTCAATACCTTAATAGATACAACCTTGAACTGGATAACGAATTTAATCAAAGATTAGCTAATACACCTTGTGATAATCATTGTAAAAATATTATACAAATTTATTCATCATTTTTATTTAGAGTAAGACCAAGTAGAGATTTTGGTTCTATGCAAGATGAAGCTAGTTTAGAATCATTCTTAAAAGACGCTGACCTTGAGGGTAACAATTTAAACTCAGTAATCAAACAGGCTCAAAACTATGCCTCTATTTATGGTCATTGTTTTTTAATGTTAGACAAACCAAATGTAACTACAAACACTAGAGCAGAAGAATTAGATCAAGATATTAGACCATATCTATCAATAGTAACTCCTGAAAATGTTTTAGATTGGAACTTTGAAAGACAATTAAATGGTAAGTATGAATTAAACTATTTAAAAATTAGAGAAGAAGTAGATAGAGAAGGTGGAACATATATGAGAATATGGTACCCTGACAGAATAGATACTATTTACATGGAAGAAAGATCAGAGCCTAGATTGATAGATTCTGCACCTAACACAATTGGTAAAATACCAGCAGTTATTTTATATAACTCTAAATCACATAAAAGAGGCGTAGGTCAATCAGATTTAACTGACATAGCTGATCTTCAAAAAGCTATCTATAACGAATACTCTGAAATGGAACAATTAATAAGATTAACAAACCACCCATCATTAGTTAAAACTCCAAGCGTAAATGCAAGTGCTGGTGCTGGTGCAGTAATTGAAATGCCTGATGAAATGGAACCAAATTTAAAACCATATTTATTACAACCATCTGGTCAAAATTTAACTGCAATAATGGATTCTATAAATAACAAAGTAGATTCAATAAATAGAATTGCACACACAGGTGCAGTAAGAACACAAAAAACAGGCATTACTTCTGGTGTTGCATTACAAACTGAATTTGAATTATTAAATGCTAGACTATCAGAGAAAGCTGACAACTTACAAATAGCAGAAGAACAGCTATTTAGACTTTATGCTCTATTTCAAAATACTACATTTGATGGAGAAATTAATTATCCTGATAGTTTTAATATTAGAGATTATGCTACTGACCTTATGTTCTATCAACAAGCTAAAGCTATTGGAGTTCAATCTCCTACATTGTCAAAAGAAATTGACAAAGAAATAGCAAGAGCAGTTGTTGATGATGACGAAAAACTAAATGATATTTTTGATGAGATAGATGTTAAATCAGAAGTAGGAGAATTTACACAAGACGAGCCACAACAAGAAGATCAAGAAGTGGAAGAAGAAGAAATTTAATGAATGTCAGATATAGTCAAAGAAGCTACAGAATATCGTATCAAGCAAATTGAATTAGCAGAAGCTAAATATTATAAAACATTAATAGCTACATTAGATAGAATAGAACGAGAAGTAATATCATTAGCCAATAGACTTCCTACACAAGATGGTAAATTAATTGAATTACAATCAGCTATAGCAATAAGACCAAGAATAAAATTTATTTTAGAAAAAGAATATTTAGCATGGTCAGATACAGTTGTTAGAGAGGGTTTTAATAAACAAGCTAAACGAATAGAGAAAGCATTTAAGCTTATTGGCAATATACCACCAGAATTTCAAGAATTAACTAAAGGCGATTTAGCATTAGTACAAAATTTAAAACAACAATATTTTACACAGTTTAAAGATGTATCTAATACATTTACAAGAAGATTATCAGAAAAGGTTTATCAAAATACATTAGTAGGTAGTGAGTTTGCAGTATTAGAAAAAGAACTAAGACAAACTATTAATGGTATTTATGCTAGTGCAGATGACCCAGAGGCACAAAAGTTAATTAATTATATTAATAAAAATAAATTTGATAAATCTAAAAGAACAATAGTAGAACAAAAAATACAGCTTTTACAATCTAAATTTGCTAGAGATCGTGCTGGAGAAAACATGAAAAGATATGCTGGACAGATATTAAACGACTCATTAAGAGATTTTGATGCAACATTAAATTTTAATAAATCAAATGATGCTG